TTCTTTACTTGTAGTACTTTGTGCAGGACCATTTTTCTTTTCATCTTTATTATTAGTATTTCCACTACTATATGAGCTTGAAGAATAAGAAGCAAATTCATCTCCATCAACAAGGGTCAAATCCATAAAGTGCGAATTATTTTCAAATGTATGTTTTACTTTCTCAACTAACATATAATTTTGTAATTCAATATCTCCTAGATTTAAAAAAACAGGTACTAAACAACCTGCTCTTACTCTAATATCACCAAGTGCATTTTTTAAACTTAATGACTTAGTTTTCTTATTATATAGTTTTAGAAGTATATCACACTTTTGTTTTATCTCTGCTTCACTCATGTTTTTGTCTACTGTATCAAACATTTGAAGTATTCCCCAACTTCTCATATGCGTAGAATCTTGTGCAATATACACATCCCTTTTACCTGTCTCTTCGTTGTCTCTTACTAGTTTTATTTTTGTATAAGTATCACTATCTATTGATGAATTATAGTCAAAATCCTCAATTACATCATTGTTCATGACAGTATCCAGTTTCATTGATGCAACATTCTTTAATGTTATTCTTCCAAAATCATCATACAAGGTATACATTTCTTTTTTCTCTCTTAAAGTATCATCAAGTGCAGTTAGTATCATATCAAATAAAGTTTTATTCTCCTCTATCCTAGAGATTTTATACTTAGTGTCTTCTATGACATTGTATTTTAAATTAAAATCTTTAGCTAACATTTTTACAAGTTCACTTGCAGTTTTATTACTATATACGTAAGTATCTTTATTTTTAAAATATCTTAACTGGTCGTAAGCAACAATTTTAATGTGATTTTCTTTATCTCTTTTCTTCTGAAATATATATCCATAAAATATACCTATTCCTTTATAATACAGCCTTACAGAGTTACCTTCACAGAATTGTAGTATATCATCCATGACTATTGTAAATTCTAATTTACTTGGCGCTCCTCGTCTTTCTATCTCCCATGTGATTCCATCTAAAACGACAGGTTCATAGAAATCTTCCCAATGTGCTATGACTAATCTTACATCTCTATCATTTGCTAACACTAAATCATCAGACAAGCCTCAACACCTGCCCTTTGTAAATAGTATATTTACTTAAATTCTTCCCCTTATTTGCCTTATCCATCATTGATTTATTTAGTTCATATACTTTCTTATATAGTGAACCATTTCCTAATTGCTTTTGACAAATTGCCCAAAGAGAATCCCCTGCCTTGACTGTATATGTTTTACCATTTGGCTTATTGGATGAATCTGGTCTAAACTCTTTTGGTTTCATGACTGGAGGGGGAGTCCTGCCATAGTTTGTCTTTTCAGGTGTTGCAAGTACTAACTTTTTAGTTGAATAATCTCTATATTGTTTTAACTTTATTGCAACTTTTGTATCTGAGCCATTATCTGCATCTTCTGAAATAGCATACTCTTCAAGAGATACTTTCATATTAGTATTAAATAATACTTTGTTACCTAACTCACGGGACACAATGAATTGAAATGGCTTACAATCAGTTTTTAGTAGTTCCAGTTTACTTAAAAAGAATTGAACATCCCTAAAAGTTCCACGATAAAAAGGTAATTTATTATGTGTAAATTCTGCTTCAAAACTTATTTCAGATAGCCCTTCTTTTTTTAATATATTTACTTCTCCAACATTTATTAAATCAACTGTCTTATTTTTATTTGTCACTTTGACTTCAAGCTTACCAGGCGGGATTGGTAATTGTACTCCATCTAAATAAAAGTCATAAGCCATTTATATCCCTCCTAAACTACTCCCTCAGCAGATACAACCATAGCGTCATTTAATTTTTCAGTTAAAATATTGACTATACCATCCACATCTGCATCTTTACTTATGTTGTTTGTATTGTTCATGTCAATTTTAATGTTTACTCCTGTGAATCGGTTTATTACCTCCTGCTCTGCAATATCTCTAAGATATTTTAAATCTTCTTGACTTTTATCCATTGTTTTAGCCATTTTTGCAGTGTTTCCTGCCGTGTCCTTTACATTTTTTCCTAAATCTCCACCAAATCCTCCAAGATTATTAAGTGGATTGTTTTTATCCCACAAATCTTTTAATCCTAGCTTGTCTTTTGCATCTTCTAGCATCTTATTAATGTCAAAAGTATCTTTTAATTTCTTTTCTAGAGATTTTTGCCACTTAGTTCCTAGAGCATTTCCTTTCTCAAATTCTGCTCCAATATCTTTGTATCCCATTCGCTCCAATTTAACTTTTTCTGGTGCATTTCCTACCCATTTATTTAAGCTGTCAATCTGTTGCTTGATGTAACTGTTGTCCGCCTTAACAGGTGTAAATGTTGCTTCTCCAACTTTCCCAATGTCCACTCCAGGAATTTTGTTTAGTAAATCTATTAATTTATTCACACCTCGTATTGCTATGTTCGCCCCGTCTATGAATGCTTTCCCAAGCGCATTTCCTGCATTATTTACAGAATCATTTAATGATGCCATTTTCTCAATTATAAAGATTACACCTTTTGCAATAGCTTGTTTCATAAGATATACACATTGATTCCAACCATTTATAATTCCTTCGTTTACAGTTATGCAACCATTTAATAACCAAATCATAACATTTTGTATTGCTGCCACTGCTGCAAATACAGCACCTACAATTACTCCTAAGGCGGTTAAACTTGTTCCTGCGAATTTGTTTATCGCTGCTACTGCCACAAAAACTACTACTATAAATGCTAGAATACCTGCAACTATCCAAAAAATTGGGCATGCCAGCATAGCTTCATTTGCTATCCATTGCCCAGCTGCATATTTTATAAGATATGCATATCCAGATAAAGTCTTTGTATTTAAAAGCATTTGAGCAAACATCATAGCAAATTTAGATGCTGCAACTAGCTTTTCCCATATCCAAATTCCTGCTAAAGCTATAGAATATAATGAAATTGCTGCTATTACTCCATAAACAATAGGTGCGATAATTGACCAATTCTGAGCAAATATATTAACAACACTAAGTGCAGCATTAGTAATCCCTCCGAGTCCTTGTATTATTAATACCGCTCCTAATGTAATTCCTTGTACAAAACTTGAAAAGAAATCACTGTTTAATATATTTTTTATAATATTTAATGTATCATAAATATTTGAAGATATTGCAATCATTACATTTCGCATAGATACGACAATCTCACTAAATCTAACACTTTGTAATGCTCCACTTATCTTTCCGAGGGTTTGCCCAAAAATCATGTAGGCATCATTTTTCATCATAGTAAGTGCTTGACTAAAAGTTATTGGCATACTTTCGAATTTCTTTTCTATCTCATCAGAAGCTTTAAACAGTGCATTTCTTATAACATCTGCTGTTATTGCTCCACTACTTGATAATTCCTTCAATTGGTCTTTAGTTTTTCCCATTGCATCAGCTATTTTAGTAGCTAGAAGTGGAGCATTTTCCATAATTGACTTAAACTCATCACCTTGAAGTTTTCCTGCACCCATAGCTTGAGTAAGCTGATACATAGCCGCACTAGCTTCATTTGCTGATGTTCCACCAATTACAAAAGCTTTATTCATGAGTTCTGTAAACTTTACCACCTCTGCTGAACTTCCAAAAGCATCTCCTGCAAGTATTCCAAGTTTAGCAACCTGTGCTGCTGTATCTGCATAACTAGCTCTTGCACTTTGGGCTGACAAATAAATCATTTTATTAAGCTGGTCTGTTGTCTGTAAGCCATCATTCATTAGATTTAAACGTGCTTTTGTACTTGCAATTGTATCTGCTGCTTTTGTAATACTTTCTATACCTCTTATTCCAATATATATGCCAGCCAAACTTTTTAATTTAGACACTAATAAAGAACCTGCTTCACTTCCCTGTCTTATTTTATTATTAAAGTTTTCTTGTTCATTTGTATTCCCTTTAATTTTTTGTTCTATCCTTATGAGAATACTTTCTATGTTATTCAAACTTTGTTGAGATGCTTGTATACTACCTGTATTTAAGGGATTGCGCAACCTTTGTTGTAACCTCTCCAAGCTATTAATTGTTGTGTTAATGGATGTAGTCATATTGCGAAATGCAGGTGTCATTCCGTCGAAAATCTTTATTGAAGTTTGTATTGTAGCCATTTCCTCACTCTCCTTTCTTAAATCTAAGTACAAAAAAAGAGTAACCAATTTGATTACTCCTTAAGTTATTTTTATTTTATCATTTCTTTTCCATCAAATATAAATGATTTAACATCTTTGCCATCACTTGTGAATATTATTTGAAACTCGCTTCTCATTGTTGCCCCAAATGAATTTTGAGAGTCCACATAAGATTGAACTACTATCTCCTCTTTATTTTTAGAGAACATCCACTTTGTTATATTCGGAAATTTCGCTGTACTTGGTGACTTTAGAATTGCACTAACACCATTTTGGCATTGTAATTGCAATGCTGTTTTTTCATCCATTGTAAGAGTATAATCACTCACTTTAGAAACTACTTTACCATCTTTATAAAAGTCATTGTCAGCCCATCTGACATTGTAAACTGAATTGTCTTTATTCATATATAATATTATATTTTTAGAACCGCCAAACTCAATTCTATAACCTTTTTCTCCATCAAAATGTGCATTATCCAATCCTTCATCATGTTTTATGCTTTCAAACTCTTCTATTCCACATTCCTTTAGTATTTTAGCGATATTTTGAACTTGCTCTGGGGCTAAATTTGTAACTTTAGATATTTTTTGTTCATCTTCTGACATATTCACTACTTTTTTATCATCTTGTTTTGATTCTAGTTCATTATTTCTGTTTACTTCTGATTCATTACTTACTCTTACTTGTGACCCAATATTTATTCCCCACGCTTGTGCTAGATAAACTTTTACTTCTCCCGCAAATATAAAAATTATAAATATTCCAATTAAGCCTCTTACTATTTTCTTATTTTTAAAGGATTTAACAGTAAACTCTGCAATAAGAAGTATTAAAAATACTGGAAAAAATAATAATACAATAAAACCAATTATAATTTTCAGAAAAAGATTTAATTTTTTAAAACGCTGCCACATAATATAACATCCCCCTATAACATTATTTACCAATATTATACTATATAAGTAAAGTTTTTACATTATAATCACATCCTTTCAATAAAAAAACACCTACTATAAAAGTAAGTGCTTTCTATGTTTATTTAGTTTACATACTACAAACACAAAATTTTTACATATTATTCTTAATATAAACAAATCTCCCTAATATACCATGCTATAATTAATTCAAGAGGTATTGTTAGATACTTCTAAACTAATTATGAAAGGATGGTGAATATATGGTATTTGAAAGTATTTATGAGTACTGTTCAGTAGCAGATGAAAATATAATGGCAACTGCTGAATTTTCTGAAATTCCTGGCATAGGTATCACTCCTGCTGAAAGAGATTTAAAATTCATACGCTTAGATTCTCCCTGTTCTGATGAATGTCCATTTTGGGGAACTTTTGATTGTGAATTAGTTAAGGTGGCTCTAAAAATGTACTAAATCTTTATTCCTGGACCCATTTTAAGACCTGTAATTTTAGATAACTTCTTAAATGTGGTCCAGTGATATACACAAATCTTTTTTTCATAACACTCAAATCTATATTCACATCTACAACATGGATTATCCTCCTTCTTCAATATTTCATCTTCTTTTTTTAATATATAGACTTGAACATGCCTAGCAATACAATATAAATCTTTTCCTGTAAGTTCTATATCTTTATCCATTTAATCACCTTCTTTTTGTACAAAAAAATACTTGCTATTAAAACAAGTACTTTGCATATTTTTTCTAATTTGTGGTATAATAATAGCAAGAAGAACTACAATCTATTTGGACGTAGAGTGAAGTTCATAATTTAAACAATTAGTAATTATTTAAATTTGTGGAACTTTATTTTAAAATCAAGTTCCCAGCCACTTTTACTCTTGCCGCGAGTTGAGTGGCTTTTTACTTTTGTAAATACTTTACAAATTAAGCAAAATATTAAACTAGCAATAACGCCAGCTATTACATTAAGTAAAAAGTTATTCATACTTCCCACCTCCTTTCATTAGGAAGTAGGTTTTATCCCAGTATGAACTCCACTCTATAAATTGTAGATTACATCTTCTTGCTACAATTATTATAACATATAATTCTTACATATTTTACCTATATTTTATCTTCTTCTACTCCTTCTAGCTTCTTTAGCAGTCTTTTTTTCTTCTTTTATTTCTTCTTCTACTTTAATATCTATAGAAGCAGCAACAAATGCCCTCTCGAAGTCTGGTAAATCTGTATATTCATGTGGTTTCCATTTGAATTTGTGAAGGCAATAATGAGCTACACTAGCATCATAATCGCCTCCTTCAATTAGTTTTTTGCTTCTTCTACTTTATCCTCAAAGGTCCTATCAAAACCATTCACCTCTCCTACTTCACTTGAAAGGTCTGTATATTCACCAGGAGTTAACATTGTTGTTAATAGCTCCTCTGCCCCCATTACACCATAACTATTTTGAAGTTCTGCATCATGCAAATCTGGAAATACTATAGTTTCTACACACAGTTTCAAAGTATAGGTATTAAAATCTGTTTCACTAGTGTATTGCCCTGTTGATTTTCCTTTTTTATTTAGAACAGGTACTCTTATAGCTGAATCTTTTCTTAATTGTCTATCTCTATCTGAATCTATTGCTTTAAGTTCCCATTCTATTGGTTTCCCATCTTCACCTATAAATCTTTCACTTGCCACATACTTTCTATTCTCTACTTTTATTGCATTTTGACTTAAAAAAGCGTTTAAATCTCCCATATTCTTATTCTACCTCCATCACCAAATATTTTGTTTCTTTTTCTATTGTTGCAATACCATCTTCATCTATTTGAATTTTTATTGTAATTGGTTTTAATGACGAACCTTCAATTGTATCAAGAGCCAGTTTATCAGCAATATCTACTAAAAATAACCCTACTTTTCTATACATTTCCCCTACACATTCTTCTATAGGTCTTTTCTTACTATAATCAAAATAAATTGAATCTTTTATTTCATATTTATCTTTAATTTTAACCATCTCCTTATTTGTATAAATAAAAAACACACATCTATAATTTATAAATGTGCGTCTTATTCCATACCATTTGCTATATTGAACTTTTCTACTAATTTCCAATTCTCAAAAGTAAAGTCCATATCTTCATCTAAATACTCCCCATCAGCATCAAATTTAGCAATTATGCCTGAGTCCATATTGCAATCTTCCAGTATTATAGTTTGACGACCCACTGAACTTGTTGGGTCTTCATTGGTAATTTGTATATCGAAGTAAATATCCTCACCAGTTTCTTTATACTCATACAACAATTCTCTAAATATAGAGGTATTATAATAAAATGTTGCATTTCCTGAATATTTACTTCCTGTTGATTTATTTCCTTTTGTAGTACTACCTAATATAGGTATCTCACTCTTATTCTTTTCCATTTTAGCTTCTAAGTTAATAGCTTGCATAAAATTATATCTTTTACCTTTTATAGTTACAAAACACTCTGCCTTAGATGCACTTATTGTATCTCTTGCTTTTATTTGTTGTGCCATTATTATTCTCCTTTCTTATTGTTAACTAACTGAAACAGTCATATAAAGCTTACTCATAGCACTAATAACTTTTACAGCATCACTTACTACAACAGTCTTCTTGTCGCTTCCAGGTTCTACAGAAACATCATCAGCTTTGAAATCTTCTATTGCTCTCATATTTTGCAGTTGTTCATGATGCTTAACTACATCATTCCAAAACGAGATACGACCAGATTTATCATTTGGTACTTCACCCAAGTACTTTGTATTAAATAAAGTTGCTATATCATTAGCAATCTGGTCAAGTACTCTAATACTTTGATTGCTTGAAAAATCATCATTTTTATCATCTGTAAATGATACAAAAGTATTTATGTCCTCTAATACATGAACTTCGTCACCTACCTTGTGGAATATAAATTTACCACTCTTTAGTGCTTCTTCAAGCTGGATTTGAGTATAGTTAACATCAACATCAAACTCACCATCATACTTTTTATTAGTATTAGATTTATTTATATCACATCCAGCTATAGCTCCAGTAGTCCAGTAAATTAGACTAGACTCTGCTAAATCTTTATCTTTAATCTTATTCTCAACAGATACTACACCCTCATAATCTGCATCATTCTTTTTATATAAAACAGTTTGAAACTTAGCCCCAACTTTGTCTCTCATTCTCTTAGTAAACTCCACAAACAAACTTTTAATCTCTGCTGTTGTAGCCAAACACCCTAGTGCATTAAATGAGTAACTTTCTATCTTATCAAGAAAAGCTTGATACTCTGCTCCTGTCACAGCTTCACCATTAGTTCCATTAGTAAAAGTTAATCCTGCTGTAGCCTCTAATGTTGCTTCCTTCTTCCAAGTGACATAATCATTATCTTGCAGTTCTGTAATAACTTTAGCTATTTGAGTATCAACTTTCTTATTATCTAAAAGTGTTATAACATCAAATTTAGCTTTATTATCAACATTAGTTGTGACTATCACCTTTAAGTCATTACCTCTTATCCCACTATATTTAGCTGTAGCAATAGTACAACTAGCTTTAACACCTTTATTTAATTTATAGAAATATCCTAGCTTTATATTTTTAAATAAATCTCTCAAACCTTTCAACTTCTCATGTGTATAATCATATCCAAAATACTTAGTTGAATACTTCTCAAAATCATCACTAGTCACTTGAAATACTTCTTCATCAATTCCCCAATCAAGTTCTAAAGGCATTGCAACAATACCTCTATCGCTAAGTGAACTGGTTGCCCTTGTGGCACTTACAAAGTTTATATAGCTACCTGGTAATACTTTATTCTGTGTTACAAATGTTCCTCCACCTAAAGCCATCTAACTCACTCCTTTCATGAATTTATTTATTCTATCCTCTACCTCTGAGAAGGAATACAATTCATTTTCTTTTAAAATTGCATTTAATAAGTCTTTTCTATTTACATACTTCTTAGAATTAACTATTTGCTCCTTAGTAAACTTGTAATCATCTTCTTTGCTTAATATTTTACTCAAAATTATCACCTCTCTTCAGACCACCGAATAACTCTACTGTATCCATCTTATCTGTATTATTACTTTTTATAGTGAAATAGTTATAATCAACAAAGAAATGGAGTACATTATCTATAATTTCATAATTCATATTTGTTCCTCTAACTAAATCCCCTTCAATTTCTATATACTCTAATTCCTCCAGTAAAATTTCAGCTACCTCATTTATTTCAAATGATTTATCATTACTTTTTGGAAAATAGTGTACATCAAAGGAATTCTTTTTTAGTGTTCTACCACTTGGATATGGTACTTTACTTGGATTTATAGGAACAATAAAAAAACAAGGTTCACTAATCCCTTGCTCCACATCTTCACTATAAATTGTATAATTCTCTCCAAATGACTTGTCTAGTTTTACTGATATTCCATCAATTATATTATTAAGCATCAAACACTCCTTTAAGCAATATTAATAGTTTTTTCTCAATAATCTTGTCAACTTGACTTTGTAGTTCCATCTCTGAAATAGTTAAGAAATGTTGTCCTTTAACCCATCCCTTACCATCTTTAGTTCTATGCCCGAAATTTACATAACTTGCATATTCAGTCGGATTAACAACTTCTATAATATAATTATTTCCTTGTTTATACACAGGAAGCGACCTAGCATAAGCCACTCCATTCCATCCTTGTCGTAAGAATCCTGTATCAACTGGTGTTCTTCTAATTACTTTACTAAGCAGTCTTGCTGCTAATTCTCTTGCTGCATCTTTGCAAAACTTATCTAAATCAATCTTTGTAAATTTCTCCATTCTTCTACAAGCTCTTTTAAACTCTCTAAAATCAACACTACCCCATCTAGCCATTAAGCTTTATCCTTAAATAACTCAAGTATTATTTCTTGATGATTTGGGTACATAGCTGATTCTCCACTCTTTACATATTCTTTATCATTTATAATAAGTTTTGAACCTGCTTTAATATTTATGTTTGGAGATATAAAGAGTTTAATAGTTTGCTCTAGTTTAGCTACTTTTCCATCTGTAGTTGATGTAATATTTTTATATGAAAGTTTACATGGTTGATTTTCTAATACGACTACTTCTTTATTGTTAGTTCGTTTTGTCACAGGGTCTTTAACTGGCTGATACTCAACTATAGTACATTTATCTCTATATAGCATTTCTATTGCTTTTCTAGTTTTATTCATTATTTCCATCTAATTTTTCTATATCTATTTAGCTGTACTTTATAATCTTTAAGTAGAGACTCCTTAAATTCACTAGCTGAACTTCTATAGGAGACTGATGTATCACCCTCACTTATAGAGGAAATCGAGCCTAGTGCAATATCTTCACTTCCTAGACTCTCATTTTTATACATATCTATAGCCATTCTTAAAACAGTACTATTTAACCCTTCGGGAATAACAGATATATTACAATAGTTTTTGACTATTTCCTCTACATCTTCTAATATAAACTCTAATATAGTATCTTTTGAAACGTCTTCTCTACTAAACCCTAAAAGCTTTTTTAGTCTTTCAACTTCCATATTAACACCTCTAATTTATTGTACCCATAAATACTTGGTCAGCATAAGGGAAACTAGGCAAGGCTGTTGCAACTGCTTTTATCCACTTGGCAACTGGGTCAGTAGTAGAGTATTGTTCTACAATTATATTTCCAACTGAACTAATATCTATTGCTGGATTTTTTCTTAATTCTAATTCCTCTGCTGTTAATCCAAAGAAAGTATCTCCCATTTTACCATCAGGCATAAGAATAAATTTATTTTCATCTAAGAATCTCTTTGTTGTGTATTTTCCATCTTTCCCTTGTATTCTATATCTTTCATCATAAGTAAAAAGAGTTGGAAGAGATTGAGAAGCTAAAAATGTATTTAATTCATTTAAAGTAAGTAATTTATCACTATTTATACCAAATATAGCCTTTCTTAGTTTTTCATTTCTTAATATCATGTTTAAAATAGTTTTAGAGGTTAATGACCTTGTTGGAGTAAATCCAGTATCAACAACTATTTTATCAGTCATATTATAAATATCTCCTAATATATCTGGTGTTCCACTAGACCAAGTTTTTGTTTCTTTATGATTCGTTGGAGTTCCATATTTTAAAGAAGCTTTAACTCCATTTTCATTTATATTCAATTCTCCAGTTGATAAAACTTCCATTCTCATTGCTTCTATTCTAGTATTTACACTTGATACAAGGTTATCAACATCATTAAATATTTGATTTATCATTTGAGTTTCTTCTTGAGAATTTCTTGGTTGTTCAAGTACAATTATATCTTTTTCATCTAGTTTAATTTTTCTTTTCACAAGTGCAAGTTCAGCAATACTTAAATTAGCACCTTCTCTTGATGCAATCTCTGCTTCTGTATCAAAAGCATGAACACTTGCTGATACTGGAAGATTAGATGCACCTTTTATCATCTTTATTTCAAGTCCTTCTATCTTTTGAGTTGGAAATAATAAATCTCCCATTGTTTCTTTTAATTTTCTAGTCTTTGTATAGTTTATCAGCTCTTGAACTGACAATAATTCTTCTACTCTTGCCATATTTCATCCTCCTACATAAATTTAATATTTGGTAATTTCGTCTTTATAGTGTCTATAGCTTCTTTTACATACTCACCTTGCAATCTTTCAGTTATTACATACCCTTCCACCATTGATGCAACTGGTTGTGGTCCATAAGTAACATCTACAGTTGAGAAAACTATTCCTACAGGGTCTTCTGATAATGTGTATGTATAACTACCCGTAGAACCTCCTCTAGTTATCTTTACCACTTTGCCACTCTCACCTAATAAACTACCTGCTAACACATATTTCTTTCCATTTTCATCAGCCACTACATCTGTATCTAATGCTGTTTTTGAAAAGTTAATATAGTGTTGAGAAGCTAGAAACTCGGGTGTGTTATCAAAATTCACCTCTTTAAAATACATACTTTATCCTCCTTTTTATTTTATACTCCATGCGTCAGCATATGGATTTTTAGAACCTTCCTCATTCTTTTCTTTAGCAATATTTTCAGCCCTGCTTAATGTATTTTTATTGCCATTGTCAGGAGTGTAATTTGTCTTAGTCTCTCCTGTTTTTATTAAGAAAGACTTCTGAGTTGCCCAATTATCAGTCTGTTCCTTTAGCCCTGTAAAAGTACCATTTTCATATTTTATTTTTTCTAAATCAAGTTCTGCTTTTGCTGCTTTAGTGCTATGAACATTAAGTTTAATAAGTTCATTTTCTAACGCCATATCAAACTCTCTTTGTTCTTTTTCCTTTAATTTATTTTGGTATTCTTCATCCTTTGCAGTTAATTTAGTCTCATATCCTTTTTTAAGCTCTTCAATTTGCTCTTTTGTCATTCCATCCTTGAAACCTTCAATGGCTTCTTTGGATGCTTTTAATTCTTCTTTTACCTTTTCATACTCAATCTTATTAATGTAATTGTCTAATTCTTTTAGCGATTCAACTTCTACTTTCTTTGCATCTTCTTCACTAAGACCTAGTGCAATTAGTTCACCTTTTTTCATTTTATTTAATTCTCCTTTCATTTTTGCAAAATAAAAAAGCCTTATCTAAGACTTACTAAAACCAATATTATTATTCTCATTACAATTATTTATTGATATAGCTTCTATTTGTGATAAATCTATTATTGTTGTTCCATCTTCATCTAAATATCCTTTCAAATACCTACAATCTGAGTCAGCTTCCATAAAATCTTTCATTAACTTATCAGTAACATCTTCGTTTGTTATTCCAGATACACAATTTCCACTCTTAAACCAAATTACATACTCTTTCAATAATACAACCCTCCTTTCATTTCTTACAAAATAAAAAATCTTTGAACAAATTATTCATAAATAATATAGCTTATTAGTGAAGCTATAAGATATATTGCTTTTCCTATTAAATATCCACTTACAACTCCTACTAAGCCATAAACTAATCTAACACATGTAAAAGTACTATTATCTATCATATTAGCTATACCTAAAACATGAGCCATAATTATGTTGATACCTATAAAAACACCTAAAGCTATACCAATAACTGTAATAATAAATGCTATAATATTTCTAGCACTTATTTTATTTGGCTTCTTAATATATTTCTGTTTAAACATATTTCCATCCCCCCAAAACTTATTCAATACCTTCTCTTAGGTGTTCCACTAACTGTTTTACAATCTTATCTGTATCAACTTTACAAGCACATTTATTCATTTTTTTTGTTAGTTTATCAATTTTATCATCTGCTTTTTCTAAAGTTTCTATAAAAAATTCTAATTCTTTTGCAGCATTTTTAATATTTTCTTGAAAGTTTGTTGAATCTAAAGTCATCTTTGTTGATAATTTATTTTTTCCTCTATATTCAACTTTCTCATAAATCATTTCAAATATATCTGCTTTACAAGGATATATTTCTCCTTTTACACCTTGTATAACGTAATCCCCTATGTTAACTTGATATATTAGCCCTTCAAGAGTTCTTATGAACATTTTAGTATGTTCCTTATCAATAGAGTGTTCAACCCAAACATTGCCACGTTCAATCTCTTTTCGTATCCATACTGTTGGTTCTACATCTATGTCAAATCTAAAAGCTTCTACTTCAACTGGTTTCTTCACAAATTTAGCCATATTACTTATCCCTCCTTAAAGTTTTAATCACATCTTCATTACTAATAAGCAAAGAATATAGTATGAATATCACCCCAAGAATAAAATTAAGTAGTGGAAATAAAGCCATAAAAATAAAATTACACTTTCTTCTTACTTTTCTATTTTTAAGAATCTCAATCAATTCCTCATTACTATCAATCTTCATTTTAAATAAATAAAGCCCTGTACAAAACACAATTATTGATAAAATATATAATTTAAGCATTTCAAATCACCCTCTCAATAAATTTTTACATAATAAAATCACCTACTAATTTAGTAAGTGTCTCTAATGTATTTCTTATACCATTCATTATACTTCATACTAGATGGTACATAATATGTTTTTCCATCTACTTCTTTTGCTGCTCTGTAGCCTTCTTCATCACTAAAAAAAGGAGCTGTTGTTGTTCTGCAACGACAATGAAATGGTGGAGCTGTTATTCCAACTTGATAGTCTTTTATATCAAATACTTTTCCATCTAACTCTCTGCATATATTTGAAGTTCTTAAATCTAATGTGGCAATAATCTCATATTTCTCTACATCTAAATCATTAAAACAATCTTTTCTTGAAGCTGATGCAAAGAAAGCTGATTCAGTCATTATTAAATTCTTAGCTTGTGACTTAGATACATTAAATCTCTTAGCAAAGTCATTTACTAGATTTTTAGGATTTTCACCTCTAATAATTGATTGTGTCAGTTTAGTATGTAGTTCATTTACTAAAGTTGGTCTATGCTTTCCCCAAATCCTTTCACTAAAGTTTAATCCATCACTAGTCCAAGGTTTTGAGATAATTTTATTTATTCTGTTAGTGTCAAGACTCATTAAACTCCAAACAACACCAATACCTTGTTGAACATTAAAAGCTGTATGATAATATCCACTTGTATAAATATCTCTCATTAGTTTATCAATGCTATCAAGTTCATTTCCATAAAGAACTTCCACTTGTTGCTGTATTTGCAGTTTTAAAGCTTCAAGCCTTGTTATATGAACTCTAGCACTAGCATTTTCTAACTCTTTCATCCACTTTTGACTCGTAGCATTTTCTTTACCATACTTAATATATTCTTCTACACTCCATTTAAACTCATCTAGTTCTCTTGTATTTAGTAGTTTCTTAGCTTCTAATAAAGATATTCCTTCATTTTTGGCAAATCTGTTGTACCATGACAATATATCTTTTTCTATACTATTCATAGCTAATTTATATTGCTTTTCTAATTCAAGATAGTATTTTATACTTTTATTATTCTGAGCTTCTTCTAATTGTTCAAATCTCTTCTTCCAATAATCTTTATGTTTCATCTATAACACCATCTTGATTATTAGGAATTACATTATTGTATTCTTGATTGCTATCTTCCTTTTCCTTTTTAATCTGTTTTTCTTCTTCTTCTGCATTATCTACAAGAGGATGATTTTTTAAATTAGTCTTTTCTGATACTATCCCAACACTCTTAGAACATATATCAGCCAGTTCTAAATCATTTTGAATCATATTCCTAGTCCAAGTTTGTAAAACTCTTTTAGGCGAATATCCTATATGATTACATATCATTCTTACTAGTTTAGCAAACCCTAATCTAAACTCTGTTTCCATAAGTCCTGCTTTTAATTCTAACAAAGTGTATAAGAATTTGAGTGCTACACCACTTGTATTGGCAAAATTTTCGGGTTTAGGGTCAACGCCTTGACCTTGTACATATATTTGCTTTTCAGTTGTTTTAAGAAGTGAATCTCGAGCTTCAATTGGAATATTTATTGTAATTGTACTTAACCCACTCTTATCATCTGCACCACTACTTTGTAAATCAATAGTTTTATATTCTTTAAGTCCTTTTAAAAACTCTGTTAAGTCTGCACCTCCATAATTCGTAAGAACGAAAATAACTTCTTGTATATCTTCAATATCATTCACAAAACCGCTATAAACCTTGTCGTATACATCAATGAGGTGTTTAACATTATCTAAATCTCTTACCTCTAAATCATTGTTTAGAAATTCGATAAATGGAACTTCTCCAAAATTGTGTTTATATATATTAGTTTGAGTTTCAAGTTTATTATCTAAATTTTTCTCTATAAATTTATTAAGTATCTCCAATCCATTTATATTACTATTTCCATCTTTATTTTGATAAGTATAACAACATTCATCTGTCCAATACTCATAAATTGCATATTCTTTTCCTTTATCATCAGTCTTTTTATATTCTCTAAGTACTGCAAGAAGTTTTCTGTTTAAATCTGATGAATATACTGCTCTTATTTGGCGAGGGTCTATATTAGTATATTGAAAGTCGTTGTTATCATCCTCCCAAACATGTAACCATGCTTTAGAGCATATACTAGCATTTTTACCAAGCGTCTTAGCTTCTTTTGGGTATCTATCACCTAAAATATCAGTTATTTTTGAATTTATACCATCATCTCCAACATCAAATGTAGGAGGATAAGTAAACAGATATGATATTTTTTGATTAACTAAAAAACCAAACCAATTAAACGGTATTCTATTGTCTGCATTTCTTAGTGGATTATTGGCTGTATTTACTTTGCCAACATTATTAGGGCTTCTATCTCTTATAATGTCATTTTGATTTTTATAGTATTTTTCAGCTTCATCAGCTTTTTTAACAAAGTTACTATGTTTACTATTAGTTTGTTCAATTAACTTTTTTATTACATCTAATTCCAATTTATCACCTTCTTCCATTTGGTGTAAGTATTCTAACCCCATTATTTTTAAGTTTATTATCTATAGAATATCTAAGAGCTGCCATTGCATCATCCATAAACTCTACTGGTTCATCAAGATATAATCCAGTTCTTTCGTCTTGTTTCCACTTCCACTGTTGAATTTCTTTTATTGTATTAGTGCAACTAGGATGTACATGTATTCTTAATTGTTTCAAATAATCTATTTGAGCTTTAACACTTCCTGGTCCTTTTTTAACTCCTTTAGCTTTATATCCTGCACTCTTCCACATCTTAATTCTATCTGGTTCAGCACTATCACAGTACATAAATAGATTCTTTTCTAAGCCTTTACTATTTGCAATCTTTATTATTTCAGAGGTATCCATCTCATGTACATATATTTCATTACATATATATAACTCTCCATCCTTAAAACCAATTCTAAGTACTACATTTGCATGGTTAAATCCAAAGTCTTGCGATAACCTCATATTGTCAAAATACTCAAATTCTGTAGGAAATTCATGTATAACATAATTTTTAAGTATTGCTCCACCAGTTTCTCCCCATTCTCCAAGACCATATACTTTGTACCCTTCTGGGTCTTGCTCTTTTCTCATTTGCATTCTTCTGTAGTAAGCTTCATCTATGAATCTATTTTGTAGATAAGTACTATGATGAGTAAATATATCATCATTTTTATAGTCAAAATACTTTCTTTTTATCCAATGAGTAGCTGAGACTGGATTAAATGTAAATGTCATTTGATAGTATAGGTTAGGATTAGTTAAAATACCTCTTAAACGGTCATCTAGTATGTCTATGTCACTTTCCATAAGTTCTGTAGCTTCTTCACACCAAACCCATGTTAACTTACCTTTTGAGAAGTTAATTGATTTTAATTTTTCTCTTTGTTTTGCATCATTAACGCCTCTGAAGATTATAGAGTTACCAGTAACTTTACTTTTGATTTCTAAAGGATTTAAAGTAGTTTTCCAATACTTATCAGCTTGTTTACCATAAATACGATTTATAGCTCCTGTAAGCTCTGCATACGTTGAATACTTATGTGTGGCTTCTGACTTTCTAACTACTAATAGATTAGCTCCTTGATACTTCTTATCTCCTAACTTTAGTATATAGTCTTGTGCTACATTAACAGATTTTCCACTCCCTGCTGAACCTTTCATTGCTCTGTATCTTTTTTTAGTAAAATTAGCTTCCTTGAAATCTGGATTAAAATTTATTCTAACTATCATTTCTATCACCATAATCTACACTTATTTTCAACTCATCATCTCCAATATCATCTTTACTTAGGTTATCAACTTCACATTTCAACTTCTCAACTCTTGTTTTCTGCTCCTCTGTAGCCAAATTCCAATCCTTATGAATCATTTCATCATACTGTTTAATTAAACTTCTAAGTTCACTCATTGCTCTACTCTGTGCATTAAGAAAAGATGCTTGCCTATCCCATGCAAATTGAAATTCATACTCTGTCTTCTCTCCATTTTCTGTACTTTCATGTTTCTTTAATTCTTTAATCATTTCTTCTTTATCTTTAACATACATTATCTTCTGTGCTCTTATTATTGCTGCATATTGGATTGTTATCTGCTCCCAAAGAATATCGAATTTATCTTTATTCTTTATCTCATTAATTAGGTCTTGAGTTTCTTCGGGTAGGTACTTTGAGAAGAAGCCAAACTTCTCAGCATTCTTATTACCAGGTGGACCAGTAGCATTTTTATTACCAAAGGGTGCACCCTTTTTATTTTTAGGTGCACCCTTCTTTTTTTCACTAACCCAATTGTATCTTTTAATCCATGACTTTAAAGTGTTTAAACTAATGTCATACTTTGCTGATATTTCCTTTTGTTTCATACCTTTTAGGTAATCTTGTTTTACCTTTTCTTTGACATCTTGCACATCACCACCTCGTTTGTTTGTCGTTTTGGGAATTAAAAAAGACCCTCCATCAAGACAGTCCCTTAAATCATTTCTATTAATTCCTTAATCTTTTTATATACCTCTTTATAATTCATGTCTTCATCTATTAACTTAGGCAACTTCATAGATATGACTCTTTCAAGTGCTTGTATATCAAACAGTTCACTTTGATTTAACTCATCTCTTTTTACATCTTTTGGTATACCTAATTTTTTTCTTACAAGTTCAGTAAAGTGTTTATAATACATCTGAGGTTTATTACTTCCTTGACTAGTAGCATAATAAACAAATTCTTGTATTTCATCTGTAAAATCTTTTCTAACCTTTTTGCCTTCTGTTCTTATATCCAGCCATTCTTGGTCTTTTTCTGTAGCAATATAGTAACCATGTATTCTAATTTGTTTAAGTGCTTTAGAAACCCATTTTGTAAATAGTTTTGCTTCTGCTTTATTGCTTCTAAATGACATATTGTACACAGCTTCTTCTGTAACAAAAGTAGTACCGAAGTTAGGCAATTTATCTTTAAAGTTTCTAGTGTAGGAATCTCCGACAGTAGATTCATTAAATTTCTTTTTATATTCTCTATCTATATTTCTTAATGTGTCACGAATATTTACTATTCCTAATTCCTCTCCTACATCATTTGCATTAAACCAAACATCTTCTCCATTTTTAGACCACATTACTTTTACATTTTTCTCTTGTAAAATTTTCAACATACTACTACCTCCTAAATTATTTATATTAATAAAGGGAGCTCAATTTTAACATCCTTTTATATATCGATTCCTCAATTTGAGCCCCCGTCATTTCATAAAATCAACCTTCTGGGCATTTGAATTTTAGATATGCATAATATGCATATCCGAATAGTGCATATTATGCATTTTTAATAGACCTTCTCTACTGTCAGAGTTACCGACATCTGAAATTTATTAAATTTTTGTATAAAAAAGACCTAGAAATTAATCTAAGCCTTTATTTACACTATCTTTTGCTTTCATATTTACTATATAATTTGCTGTAAGCACTACTCCTCTTATTAATAACTCTTCGCTAATAGCACTTTTCCCTATAAAACTCTCAACATATTCAACTCCATAATCTAAGAATTCATCATCAGCATCTATATTAAATTCATCTAATTCTTTTATTATCTTTTCTCTTAAATTACTCATTTATCATACTCCTGTAAAAAAATAAAAGACTAAGCTTACCCGAACTTAGTCTTTTTATAAAAAAGGGGGAGGTATATATATTATGTCGCAAGTTCTAAGAATCGAACTTAGATTAAACACCAGCACCTGCATGGTGAGTGAGGTTACCAAGCCCCACTCGGTTTTTAGACTTCTGAATTAAGATACAAAACTGTATGAGATTTTAATCTCAATTCAAATACTATTTTTTAGTGTATCTGTAGATTAAAACTTCAAGAGAAAATCTTGAAGATTGAACATAGTTAGAATTGAACTAACAGCGTCCTCACGCCCTGCCTAGTCTGTTCACATCTAAGTACAAAATTTTACTAGAATTTAATGTATTGTTTGGTAAATCTAATATATTTTCTAGTTCTTTTGACTCTAAACTAAAATTACAGATAAGCTCTTTTGGAGTGAATACCTTCTCATTTAATAACATTAAAACTGCTGTTTTTAACAATGCTGGTAGAGAAGTTAATAACTCATCATCTAATGGTTCTGATTTTCTTAGCCCTCTACGTTGTAAAGTACGAATCATAGACTGATATTCATCCATACTGATAATTCCTAAAGAATATGAACGACGAATCATTGCTTGTATAGAAACTTTCCATTTACGTTTCAATTCTGTATAGTTTGGGATACGTAAAGGAGTTCTCTTAGCATCAATTTTAAAAGTTTCTTCTGGTAATAAGAATGTAGATGCAAAGCGATTAGCTTCTGATTCTCTATCTTTAAACTCTTGTTTTTCTAAAGCTTCTACATCCTCACTCCACTCATGCAGGCATATATGACCTAATTCATGAGCTATATCAAAATGTAGTCTAGAAGTAGAAGTGTTATTGTTGGAGTACCCAATCAAATACATAGTTTTTCCTTCAATATCTATCATCTGACTAAATGTATCTATATAATCTATTGATGTAGGAAATCCTGTCACAATTATTCCATGCTGTTCTACTTCATATATGATATTATCAATAGGCTTTAATCCTAATCCCCAAGCTTCTCTTAAAAGTAAAACAGATTCTTCGGGTGTCTTATAAAAACAGTTTGGTATATCTAATTTTGGAAACTCAATATAATCCTGTAAGAAAAAATATATTTGAGCTAGAAATTCCATTCTCTGAATTTGCTTTTTTCTATATTTTTTATTTGTAGTTAATAATGCTCTAAAGTAAGACGAACCTTTTATAATATCATTTTCTTTTTCTAAAAAAAATTTAACTGGAAAATATAACTCTTTTGCAATTTGCTTAATTATATTCTTTTCGGGTTTTAATTTATTATTTTCATACATAGAAATAAGTTGTCTTTCACAGTTCATTTTTTGAGCCAACTCAAATACTGTCATTTCTCTATATATACGAGCTTTATTTAAACGTTCGCCATTAAAATTATTCATATTTAATACTCCATTCAAAACTTTTATATGTTGGCTAGAGTACAGATAATCCCAACCCTAGCCAACTATTTAATTTTGAGAGGGAAATTTTTCATTTCCACAATACTATTATCTCATGTCTAAAATTAAAAAAACGGCACATTTTCGGCAATTAAAATCTATAACCTAATTTAGTTTGTAATCTAACAATTCAAAAAGAGGTTCTTGTTCTATTAATGCTTTCTTCCCAAACAATGCTATTGATATTGAATTTATAGCTTGATTAGCTCTCTCTCTTAGTTGTCTTTCTTCTAAATACACCTTATCAACTATCAAACTCCATTCTAAGCCTTCAATATATTTATAAGTTATAATTTGCTTGTGTATAGGTTTTAAATTCCTTATAGCTAAATCTATTGTAGATTTGATTATTTCTGCTTCATATAGCTCTATTTCTTTTTCTGTTATTAAGTCAGATATATTAACAACAGCATCCTCAATCACGTTACTAGTTTTGTTTGTTTTTCCTGTTTTGACACTATCATAACTTATTCCTTTCATTAAATCTCCAACCGAATTATCTTTTAACATTTGTATTTCATTTTTCAGTTTTATTATATTTGCACTTAATTGTTTATAATTAGAAAGTTGTTTCTTAGTTGCATTAAAAAACTCTTTTTTAGTTTTAGACATACTCACACACTCCTATCAATTATGTTATAATAATGTTGTGATGACAGTTTTAGATTTTTGACAACTGGAGTGTGAGAGCACTCCTTTTCCTTTTTTTGAATAAATTTAACTCACTATTGATAATTGACTATTTAAAAGTCTTATTTCTTCCTCAAACACTATAGGTAACTTATAATTGTTTACAATCTCTAACACTTTATCTAATTGGCAACGCTTTATAGCCTTATAACTATCTACTCCAAACTCTCGTTTAATCTGATGATATATATCACTGTATACTTTACCTCTTAAAGATTTATTTTTATAAGCCCTACTTCCATGACCTCCTAGTGATTTTGTTGCTACCTTCTTAACTTCTTTTACAATACTTTCACATTCAATATTGAATAGTGGTGCATCATCCATAAAGTTCTCTAATTTCTCATTAACACTCTCTATTTTAGTTTCTAAGACTTCTTGTTTCTTATCTAGCATAAATATAGCTTGTAACTCCTTTGATGCACTTAAAAGAGGATTATTTAGTTCTTTTCTCATAGAGAAATATCCATCAACTAACTTCTCATATAATTCCCAAGCTATATCATCTTCTAATATTTTTAATAATTTTGCATAACCTCTTTCAGATAATATATAAATCCCAGATAATAACCCTTTGTTTTTTAACCCTCTATAAGAATTAATTGATTGTTGAGTAAATCCTAATTCTTTTATTTTGGTATCGTCCAAACCGACACCTAACAAATCTAATATATCTTTTCCATCTTTAAATCTTTTTCTATTCTTATTTATAAGCTCATTAATCTGTCTAGATTCTCTATTATGTATCTCGGCTATATCTTTTACTAGCATTGCTTTCTTATGTTCTCCAAATCCACCCTCAATATCATGAAATTTCATTCCCTCGATTTCTAAAGTTCCAAGTACTGTTATTTCTTTATTTATATTTTCATTCATAATTTATCTCTCCTTTTCTCTTTTAATTAACAAAAATTATCTTTTTCAAAGAAACTAATTTGATTTGTTTTTCTTTCGGATTTTATAATTCTGATTGATTCATCTATAATATTTAATGATTTTAATAAAACATCTTTTGGTATATCCTCCCACTTATCAGCTCCAAGAATTAATAAAGTTCTCTTTTTAACCAAATCAAACTCTTCATTAGCTCTAGGAATATCTAATCTATCTTTTATGTAGCTTGAAATATCATACTTAGTTTTACTTGTAGGTCTATAATATTGTGAGGATTCCCTTTTAAATTGTTCTATTTGTGCATCATGTTTGGTTTGCATTTCATATAATGCGTTACTTACAATATCATTAATTTGATTTAACTGTGTTTTTGTAAGATTGTTTGATGCTTTGTATTTTTCTTCTACTGCAATTAGATACTTTCTATAATTTTTAGAATTTCTTTTAAGTTCTTTATTTGCTCTTGGGCTTGCTCCTGCTACCAAACAAATTTCTTTTGCTATTTCTAATTTCAAAGTATACTCTATTAGAATCTGACGCTCCCTTTTAAAAGGGATTGTGAAATAATCTTTATTTTCAATGGCATCAACACTTTTTAGGTTTGTTTTTATCCAATCTGAAAAATCCTGTTTAACACCTAATCCTTCCCAAAGTTCCCTACCATCTACAACCTTTATATCTTCATCTGTTGTATATACTTTTATAATCCCTTCATTTTCGATTAATTTTAAATCATTCATACTTATAATCCTCCTCCAAATTATTTTTATCTAATGATTTGATAAACGGATTTTTCCGTTGTTCAACTAATATCTTCCAATATAACCTCAACTCTTGGTTTATCACTGTAATATTTACTAGCTACAACCTCAACAATCTGTGTATCATCCTTATAAGCTATCTCATTAAGTGCATCAGCAACAATCTTAACAACATTATCAATATCGGGTTTCTTGCTAGGTCTTAACACATTATTTCTTTTCTGCTCTTTAACTTTTTTACTGTTACTTTTAGCTATAGAGTAATAGCATCTTAAAGTCATTTTTATGTATCCATCAAAATAGTATCTAACTTTAGATTGATATAGCCATTTTATTAATTCCTCATAATTCTTAGTTTTATTAGGTGTATAGGTCCTTTTAGTTATAGAGTTCATTCTAGGTCTTTCTTTGCCAACTGGTTCTCCATCTATTGTAAAATTAATCTTCATTTGCGACCTCATTTAGTTCTATTTCTTCCGTATCTCTAACAACAAACCAATATGGTTTATATCCAAATTCATCTATCCATTTTTTAAATACTTCGCTTATCCTATTCTCTAGTATCAATATATCTTCAACACGTATATTTTCAAACCAATCTTCTCCACACTCTCCAACTTCATCATCAATCTTTTCTTGAATATGTTCTAATGCCTCTTCTACATCTATATTAGGTATATTAACTTTCTCTTTTCTCCCAACATAAATACTTTCTGCAAAATTTCCAAACTCTTTTAGTTCTTCCTTAACTGCTTGAATAGCTTCATCTTTACTTTCATACTCATCACTACTTAAATATTTGTTATTCCAACCATATAGCCACACATCTTTTTTATTTTGCATATAAATTCCTCCTCTATTTTATTCCTAACTCAACATAACCATTTCCAAGCTTAACAAAATACTCAATCTCCTTGTTTACTTCAATTCCTGTAAATTTTTTATCTTTAAATGACTGTAATATAACTGTATCTCCTGCTTTAAAATCTACTGTATGCTCTACTTCAATTTGTTTTTTATTCTTAATTACATCTTTAAAAGTACTAGAAGCTATCTGCAATTCATGTATCATACAATCACCTCTTTATAAGTCAAAGCAAGTCTATAACATTCTAGTTTCATTCACAAACTTACCTTGACTATTTATACTCCAACCAATTTTTATTATTTAATATTTAGGAAATTCTCCATAAGTCGTAGCAAGACATTCAATTCTCCACTCTGGTATAACCCACGTTGTATTGTTATCACCCACATATGCTTTTACTTTATAAAGCGGAGTATTTCTTTTTCTAAATTTCGTACTATAACATTTTTCTAAAATTTCACAACCAACCATTCTGTTATAGTAACAGTTTATTTGATGATATATAATCTTTTCCCCTACAGAATATTTATATTTTAAATTATTTATAGATTTTTTATATATGCGATTTTTCACATAATTTGCTAATATACAAATAATTATTAGCAGTATAGTCAATAAAAAAATCTTCATAAGTTATTCCTCCTAACTAGTTTAAATTTACATCCTCTTATTATTTACTTCTACTTCTCTAGCCAATAGTCACATGAGTACCTACTTTTCATTATAAAAACTTACATTTTTAATAACTATATCTACAGTTCCATTCCCATTATGTCTAATGCCATATTTCATAAAATCCTCAAAATCATCCATCTTGCCTTTTATCTCAAAACCTGTATCTGTCTTGATACATCTGTTTTTCAAATTCTTTTCAACCCATTTTTTATCAATATTAAAACTTCCATCAATACCCTTTTCTTCTGCATGGTCCTTAAAACTATCTTTTAAATCTTCCTTTATTGCTATTTCAGTAAACTCATTTATATCAAGTTTTTGCTTTTCTCTTAGCATGTAAAGCAAAATGCTTCTTACGTCTTCGCCCTGCTTCATATCACTATATAAATTCTCTATAAAAGCATCTACCAAAGCTTTAAATACTTTAGTCTTATACTTATCATCTTTTATCTTAGTAGCATTTAAAAACTCTGTAACAAACTTAGAATTAGCTTCTTCCTTCTCTGCATCCTTATCCAATACTTTTAGATGATATTCGTCATTCATTCCACTCAAACCAATAATTGCCCCTATTTTAATTGCTTTAGTCTCTTGTATATTAATTTCATTCTTAGACATTTGTATATTAAATTTATCATCTTCAAAGCTAATAGAATGAGTATACGACTTGTTGTAATCAAGTTTTAATATAGCAACTTTCTTTTCATCTTTTTCAGTATATAAACATATTGCTAAGTCGCAAGATTCTAATGTAGCATTCAATTTCATAACATCAAATAAATAAGCTGCAATCTCTTTAGAGTTATTTAAAAATGAACTTTCATCATAAATAATTTGTTCGCAACACTTCTTAATTAGATTGTTACTATAGTCATTAAATACTGCTGTTCTGATATCATTATCTCTTGATACTTTGCTTATTTTCTTTTGAAAAAATAGGTCCATATCTTGACTGACTCTACCTTCAAAATCGTTCAATATTGGTGTATCGCTATTCTTATCTAAAACATGTATTATAAATTTGTGTATTATCATAATTCCACCCCTTTTAATTATTTTCTCCAATTCCAAACCAGTACCAATCTATAAGATTTTCACAGATGTATTCTTGAGCTATTTTTTTCATATATTCTGTCTTTTCTTCATCACTCATACCTTTTAAATCATCATCATCTACTTTAATTTCACCATGAGTATACGAACCTTTTTTATTAGTTTTAACCATTACACATATCAGCATAATTCCACCCCTTATTTTCATTTTTGAGAGCCACAAAACACTTCAACAATTAATTTATATTAAAAGACATTTTGCAACTCTCTAAACTGTTTTAATTAGATATTTTCCCTATATAAAAATCCTTTTAATCTTTCTATTTCTTTGCTTATTTCATCATTCCAAATTTTTATAGCTCTACCTCCATGTCAAGCCACTCTTTGCATCCATCAACACATTTTTCATCTACATCACAAATTTCATATCGATATTGACAACTGCAGTAAATACAAGTACAATTATCACCAATTTCGTTTATAAATTCAGCCAACTCTTTTTTACTCATATTTTTTATCATTTCAAAATTAGTCATTCTTAACCTCCTCTTTTTCTCTCAATAATTTACGAGCTTTTTCTTCATCATAACTGCAAATATTTCTACCATCACAATAATGACAAAGTAATCTAGTATTTTTAGTAACGTTAGGAAACATTTTTTTGCAAATCTCCAATCTATCATCCATTCTTATACACCTCTTTTGTTATCACAATTTTCACACTCTTTCAGATTCAATCTATACTCATAAACCCTACCAGCTATAAAACTAATTCCTATCAGTAGCGCACTAGCCAAGATATTCATTGTATCTCATCCTTTCTATCATCAATCAATATACTAAATCCACAAGAACATTCTCTATAATATGTGTGTTCTTCAACTATTAATTTACCTTCATTGTTTCCTATCTTATCATTACCACAGTTGGGGCAATAACAATACTTTTCTCCAAGTTTTATAATATCTTTTAATTTCATTTCTCAATATCTCCTTGAACTTTCTTATTTTTTCTTTTGCAAGCTAACATTTGTGATACAAATTCATAAAACATTCTCTCCATCTCTTCTTCTTCTGAATTTACACAAACTTTGAAAAACTCCTTGTCTTTAGTTAACTGCATTTGTACTTTCATTCTCAAGTTTCTCCTTACTCTCTAAAAATTCTTTTCTAACTTCTTCCAAATTCTCGTATTCATTACCAACTACTATATATTCTTTGCTATTCATTATAATTGCTTTACTTGTAAGTTCCTCCCATTTGTCTTCAAATTGCTTTAAATAATGCCATTCAACATATAATCCAAGAGCATAATTTTCTTGTCTTACAATTCCATATTCATATTTATTTTTAGTATTATAGGGTTCTTTCAATATATCTCCCTCATAAATTTCTTCATTATTTCCAGACCAACATTTCGAGAATACTCCAACATTAGATACTTTTTGCCATTCGCAATCTTCTTTTAGCATAAATAAACAGTCTACAGCATTGCTCCACATTTGCTAATACCATCTGTCACCTCTTGAATATATCTAACTTTCCAACCATTTTTAGTAGTCTTTCCTGTTCTTGCTAGACGAGTAATATGAAGTTCTGTAAAATATAAATATTTACTTGCTTCGACAGCACTGACAAATATTTTACTCTCTCCAGTAATGATGTTAGTACACTCTACTTTCTTACTTTTTCTTCCTTGCCCTTTGGAATTTATTCTACCAATTAAATTTTTTTGTTTATTTTTATTTATCATTTCTCTTAGATTACATTCAATATCTCCTATATCTTTAGTTCTTTCTAAAAATGTTCCTGCATCCATCCAAATCTTAGCCATATTTAGTTCCCCCTCCTTATTCAACTGGCATTTCAAACACTTTCTCTTGATTATGTCTAACTCTGCAAGAATCTATATAATCCGTTCTTACTCCATTTTCTATAAACTCTTGTATCTCATTTAACACTTGTATAGCTCTTTCATTACTTTCATATTCACCCATTTTTCTAATACCATCTTCAAACATTGCATATACTCGATTATTACTTATTTCAACTCTATTAACTCTCATTAAATCTAATCTATCTTGACTTCTAATTATTATCATTTCTATTCCTCCGATATATTTATTTTTATTTAACTTCTAGGAAGTAATATTGTATAACTACTCCCTAGATTATTTAACTTAAAAAGGTATATCATCATCATCTATTGCTTGAAACCCTTGAGGGTTTAATCCTGGTGGTATATATTCTTGCTTAGGGTTACTATCACTTTTACTAGAAAGCAATTCTAAAGCATTTACATTAACTTTAGTAATAGATTTCCAGCAACCATTTTCATCTTTGTAATTATATATATTTAACTCTCCAACAGCATATATAGGCTTACCTTTAACAAGATATTGCACTAAATTCTCTACATGTTTTCCTAATTGCTCACATTGAATAAAATCAGTTATTTTATTTCCATTTTTATCTTTAAACCTTCTATCTACTGCCATTGAAAAGGTTATTTTTGGAGTACCCGAATTTGGAAGGTACTTCAATTCTGCATCTGCAACTAATCTTCCAACTAAAGTTATTGTATTCATTTAACTAGCCCCCTTCTATTTTTCTTCCTGCTCTTCTGTGTACTCAACAAAGTAAGTATAAGTTGTCTTGCTATTTTGCTTCTCTCTACCAATCTTTACTGTATATCCAGCTTTCCCAAGTAATCTTAACAATTCCAATCTATCCTGCTCATTTAAAGAACCACTTCTTTGTGCATATATTCTCGCCATTTTATACCTCCCCTTTCTAGGAAGCAATATATTGATATTTACTTCCTAGAAGTTTAATTTTATTTAAATTTTTCCTTCTGACTCTTTTTAATAATCTCATCTAGCTCTTTTTCTTCATATTGAGTGAAAGTCTGATTGAAGTTAGCAAACTTATTTTTACTCACATTATGAGTATTCACAGCTTTACTATTAGACTGCTTCTTATCCTGTTTATTCTTTTTCTTCCTTTCAAACTCATTTTGATACTCTGTAAGTTCTAAATTAGTTTTTACACCTGCTTCTATCCAATTATTTAATATTGTCTTTACATACTTATAATTCTTAACTCCATTTGCTATTGCTTCATCAATAGCTCTTATTATTACATCAGCTTCCATTCCATCATCTAAGTAACTCATTAACTCTATAAAGTTATTAGGAGTAATCACACCTATATATTTTTCAAAGTATTTTTTTATGTAGGTGGTTTTGTCTTTATTGGATTGTTCATTAATAACAATAGTAGTAATATCATTATTTACTTTAAAGTCATTACTTACTACTTCCGTGTTTTCCGGTTTCCGAGAAACCCGGTTTCCGGGAAATCCGGTTTCCGGGAAATCAGTTTTTCGGGATTTTAATTCTTGTGGATGTTCAAGCGGTATCTCATATACTTCATAATCATACCCTCCAAGCATTTTATTAGTATTAGAATCTCTACAAGGTTTTCTTGTTATATATCCATTTTCTATAAGTTCTTTTAAAATATTTGCTGTAGCATCTCTTCCATTTTTACTTCTCTTGCAAAGGTCATTAACATAGATTTTCCAGTGGTCGGGCTTACTAATCAGATATGAATGTAAACCTTTTGCTTGCCAGCTTAATTTTACATCTTCCAAACAAGTTTTATTTAAAACTACATATGGATTATCTTTGTCTTTGCTTACTCTTATAATCCCCAATACTATCACCTACTCTTGTTTTTGCTTCTCTAAAATGCTCTTATATCCATTTAAAACTTTCTCATACTCTTGCTTAGTCAAATCTACTGCTAACTTTCCAAATTTCTTATATACTTCACTATCAACTCTATTTTTATCTTTTTCTATAGATTCTCCTAGGGAATATAGTGTATTTAATTCACTCTCATTAACTTCTTTTTTTTTCTGCTCATTTCCATGTTTATTTGTTGCATCACTATCTTTTGTATCATCAATACAAAATAATCCATTTAAAGCGTACTTTCTTGCATAACTTGATACACTTCCAGTTACTTGTGCTAAATCCATACCTTTTTTAGTTTCATCTTCTCTAGCTAATGCCTTTGTAGATACTTTCTCTCCTGTTTCTGCATCTATTAAAGTTGCTGTAGCTTCTACATAAAATCTATTTCCTATCTGAACAATATTATCATCCAATATAACTAATGCTTTTTCTTCCTTTAGAATAGGTTTTAAACCTTCTAGTATATCCTCACAACTCCTATAATTGTATTTACCAAAGCTATTAAATTGACTTTTAGGAGCTTTTAAAGCGCTCTGTATATTTACAAGCTTCATATAAATATTATTAGTTTCCATATCTCCCACCTACTCTTTTTTAGCTTTTGGAATTGTTAATGTAGTTCCATATTCAATCCTGCAACCTTCAACCTCATGACCTTTTTTAATAAAGTCTTTAATGCTATTTTTATCTACTTTTATAACTTGCTCTACTGTTTTATATATAGCAGGTATCTTTTCTTCATCTTCTATGACTAAGCTACCTGCTGACTTTCTTATACTTATATTTCCTAAAACTGTTTCTACTTTTTTAGTCCCAAGTAATTCCATACAGTCTTTTATATTGCTTTTTAATCTATCAAGAGTATTCTTTTTGACCCTTTTTAACTCTTGCAATCTTTTAATCTCTGAATCTATAGAGTTTATATCACTATCGATATTTATTATTACTGATATGATTCTAGTGTTTTTATTTTGTATCTCTTGTTTTATTATTTCTTTTATTTCCTCTAGTTTTTCAGCTTCATTTCCTGTTGTTTCTGTTAAACCTTCTTCTATTTCTAATAAATCTGTAGTTAATTCATATAAAGTACTCATAATTTCCCTCCGTTTATGCTATAATATAGTCATATTTTTATTTTTAAATATTTTCTGAATCGAGCCACTCCTAATGGCTCTTTTTTTATATCTGGACATCTATAGGTCTATCTCTTCCAAATTCGTCTAAGTACATACAAAGTCTTTTATAGTCCTCGCTTTCTTCATTCTCTTTTATTTTGATTTGTGTATCTAACAACTCTAGTAATGACTCAGCAAATATTTTTAATCTTTCGTTTGCACTTTTTTCTCTTAAAGCATTACTCAATTCAATTTCTTCTAATATATTTCTTTCTTCTTTTTTTCTAAGTTTTGTATAAAGTTGCTCATTTTTATTTATTTCTAAATTAGCTCTATTTAGTTGTTGCTCTACTACATTTCTTACTATAATTAAACTTTCCATAATTAATCCCCCTTAATTTAATCTCTATTTTGAACTAATCCTACTAAACATATTGCAAATAAACCTACTATTATTAAAGCTGCCATTTTATTTCCTCCTAACCTAATCTTTCAAGAATATAATCACCATATCTAATATCCTCTGGTATCAATGCTTGATACTCAATACATCCCTTATCTTTGCTATAATAAGCTAAATTTAGTTCCTCCTCAGTTGCTACTACTACAATACAATTAATATTGAACCCAAACCTCTTAGAACTTACACTCACTACATTTCCTATTTTTAATTTCTCTAGATTAAAGTTCACTTTCAATAGCTCCATCTACATCACCCCCTCTCTCTTTATCAACATAATAGTTCTCAATGTATGTATGAGTTATTAGCACCCCAAATTTCTCTGTAAGAATTTTAGCTAAAGTTTCGCCTAATGCATCTAAATTTGGTTCACCAACTGTTGTTACTGTGTATTCACTTTTTTTACCCATTTAAATCACCCCTCTATTTTCAAAATATTCTGTATTTAATTTTCAAAGTGCTGGTTTTATTTAGCTTAATATTGATATTTGATTTACTGATTTCAATTTGTTGACAAAGTATATTTGACCTTTGCCTGTTACTTTTGGTGTTTTAGTAATCTTTGTACTTCCGTCAGGGTTATATATTGCTCTTTTTTTAGTTTCCATTATTTTTAAGTCAACACTCTTTTGAGTTGGTGTATTATAATCCTCACCTTTACGTTTTATTAAGTAGCCATTATCTCTAAGCCATGCGAATAATCTTTTCTCGCCTGTATCAATACCATTTTGCTTAAGTAGTTTTGCAAGTTCTCCAACTAATATAGAATCATCTGATGATGCTACTGCATCAGCAAAAAGTACTTTTGGTTGTTGTAACTGAATTACTTTATCCTTTTCTTCTATTTCTCTACTTTTCTTTTCTATTGTCTTTTGAGCTACTTGTAATGCTCTTGCCATTATTTCGTCGTCTGACATATTTTCAGTTGTATGTATATATCCACCAGTCTTACGAATGCTTGGCAGTATCTCATTAGTCACCCAACGTTTGAATGCTTTTGCATTTGGTAACTTAGAACTTAATATTAAAGAATAAAGTCCACTTTCATTAATTAACCTCATATTTTGATTTCCTCCAGGAGTCGGTATTTCACCTACCCCCTTATCTTCATCATCAACATGTCTTTTTAATGCGTCGGATGTATCTTTATATCCTAATTTTTCTGCTACGTCTTTTCCGACAAACCAAGGTTCTTCTTTTATTTCGATTACTCTTATTTCACCAAAAGTATTATTTTTAAATATTTGTAGATTATTCATATTTATTCCTCGCTTTCTACATTGAATTTATTTTCTTTTTTTATTTTCTCAATAAACTCCCAACATGCATCCACAATAATAGAATTTTTACTTTTTCCACATTCTTTGGCTATATTCTGTACATATTGATTTAATTTTGGGACGAGCCTTACAGTCATTCTTATTTTTTCCATTCTTATTCCTCCCTTCATTATGACACTGTCTTACTGTCTATATCCATTATATTGTGACACCGATTTACTGTCAAGACTTTTTCAAATATTTTTTGTATAATGTCATTAAGGAGGTGTCAAAATGACTACTATCACTGTAAGAATATATACACCATTAAATGAAAATTTAGAAAAAATTTCTTGTCAAACAGGTATTCTTAAATCTTCGCTTATTCTATACGCTATTAATGACATTATTAGAAATTCAAAAGTTAATGAACTTAAATCAGTCTCGTATAAAAGTGATGATAGCGTTCGTTCTACTCTTAGGATTCCTAGTGTTCTAAAAGAGTTGCTAGAGAAAACAGCTAAAGAAAATAATTTATCAGTCAATTCTCTAATAAATAATGCTGTGCATTCATTTTGCATATCTCATTGGTTAATTTATCTTTGATATATACAACCAACACGCAATTATTACAATAGATGCAATAGGCATTCCGATTTCCCTACTTAAATCTATCAACGCTTTGTACAAGTCCTCTGGTATACGAAGCGTTGTTTGCTCGTGTTTCAATTCAATCACCTTCTTAGCACTATTACTATTTATAATAGCCTCTTTTTCTTTATTTCTCATATACTTACTCCTTTTAAAATTTTATATTTAGTTTTCAATGTGCTGTTATGATTTAACCTAATTCTTACTTAAATCACTTGATATTCCATATTTTAAAGCCATATCTTTTACAATAGCCACATACCCCTCTATTAGCTTCTTATCATCTTGTATTACATCTAAATTGTTAACTTTCTCTCTTTTAGATTCAGATACACCTTCCTCTGCCATTTTTCTTCTTTTATTGATTAATCTTCTATGCAAATCAACTCCGAATCGCTTATTTAATAATTCATAACTTTCTGTTCTAAGCATATTTATATGTTCAAATCCACCTTGTTTCTTTGCTATCCTTGCAATTAGTTGTTGTGTATCTTTTCTCCAGTCAGTAGCATTCAATGAAACAACCTCTTTTATTGTTTTAACCTCTGTCTTTGCTTCTAATGCAATATTATTAGCTTGATTAACTTGAAGTCTTAAATCTTTCATTTCTTTTAAACTTTCTATTAATACATCTTCTATACAGGTTGGTTTCTGTTGTTTAACCTTGAAATATGTTTCCTCTAAGTTGTCAAATTGCTCCCAAGCTTTATCAGTATCTAATATTTTGCAGTGCCTATTTGCTCCTCTTTCAGTCCAAAGATACATTTTTGAAGCAAATTTTAGGTTTTCATATTCTGTATGAATACCTTTAAAATTCTTTAAATCATCACCTTGTAATAAAAAATAATGTTTACCTTCAATAAACCTATCTTTGTTATTGTTGAAATTGTTACTTATATTCTTTGAGTCAGTTTCATATACATCTGCTAGTTGCTGTGTAGTTAGAACTCTTTTGTTGTTTCTTTCTATTACTTGTAAATTATTACTCATAATTTCTACCTCCCTAGTTTTAATTTTTATCTGTTAGGTTTTCTTATTTAATTTCGTTGCATTTTTGGGATATAATTGTCAAAAAAAATCTCACTAGGCTCTTCGATTTGCAAAATATTTGATATCTTAACTGCTTCTTCAATCTTGAATTGTGAACGATTATTTAATTTTGCATTTAAAGCTTGAACAGTCATACCCAACTCTTCTGCTAATTTCTTTTGAGTGTATTTCTTTTCGACCATTTTTCCTTTTAATTTACTTATATTCATTCCATCACCTCGTTGCTTATTTGGGATAATTCAATATTAATACATCCATTTTATATTGTCAAGTCAAAAATGCAACATTTTTTTATATTTTCCAATATATGTGTTGCATTTATGAAAAAATACTTTATAATATATTTTATAGAGGTGATAAATTTGAATACTGAAAATGATTTAAAAATGTTGGAGATTACAAATAGAATAAAAAATAAACGATTAGAACTTAATATGTCTTATCAAGATTTAGCTAACAAGACTGGACTAAGTAAGTCCACTTTACAGAGATATGAAACGGGAGCTATAAAAAATATTCCTCTTGATAAGCTAGAAATTTTAGCACATGCATTAGATGAATCTCCTGCTTTTATAATGGGGTGGAACGAAGACTGCAAACAAATTAAAATTAAAGAAAATAAGCTTTTATCAAGCTTTAATGCCTTAAACGATATTGGACAAAATGAAGCAATAAAAAGAGTAGATGAACTTACTCAAATAGGTAAATATGTAAATAAAAATCACATAGACACAATAGCGGCACACAATGAACATTTACATGAAGAAGGAGAAATTGAAAAAATATATCAAGATTTAGATGATATGGATAATTGGTAAAATAGGTAGGTGAACTTATGAATAGTTATGAAAAGTTACTCTCTGAAGCAGATGATAATAATATTATTGTTAGAGAAGTTTCTTTAATTTCAAATTCTCATGGATTATATAAAAATAATAGAATAGCTTTAAATAAAAATACACTTAATAATATGAGTGAAAAAGCTTGTGTGTTAGCAGAAGAACTAGGGCATCATTATACTTCATATGGAAATATATTAGACCTAAATAAAGTTGAAAATAGCAAACAAGAATATAAAGCTAGATTGATGGCTTACAACAAGTTAATTGGTCTTAAAGGTATAATAGATAGTTTTAATGCTGGCTGTAAGACTATAACCGAAATGGCAGAATACCTTGATGTAACTGAAAAGTTTCTAAATGAAGCTTTAGAATGTTATAAAAGTAAATATGGTTTTTCAGCTACACTAGATAATTATGTGATATTTTTTGAGCCAAGATTTAGTATTATGAATGCAAATTTTTTGTAACAATTCATAGTATATTTAAGAGCCGTTCAGCTCCTCTTAAATATACAATAAGGGGGAATGTAAAATGTTAAGAGTAGCACTTTATATACGTGTTAGTACAGAAGAACAAGCTTTAAATGGAGATAGCATAAGAACACAAATAGAGGCTTTAGAACAGTACTCTAAAGAGAATGATTTTAACATAGTTGGTAAATACATTGATGAAGGTTGCTCTGCAACTAATTTAAAAAGACCTAACTTACAACGATTATTAAGAGATGTGGAAAAAGATAAAGTAGACCTAGTTTTAATGACTAAAATTGATAGACTAAGTCGTGGCGTTAAAAACTATTATAAAATAATGGAGACTTTTGAAAAACATAAATGTGATTGGAAAACCATTTTAGAAAACTATGATTCTAGTACTGCTGCTGGTAGATTACATATAAACATTATGTTATCTGTAGCAGAAAATGAAGCAGCTCAAACATCTGAGAGAATAAAATTTGTGTTTCAGGATAAATTGAGACGTAAAGAAGTTATAAGCGGTACAATTCCTATAGGTTACAAAATAGAAAATAAGCATCTAGTTATTGATAAAGAAAAAAAATATATAGTTAAAGCTATATTTGACGAATACGAGAAATCAGGTTCTGTTAGGACTTTAATAGAAACAATTAATAATCTTCATGGCGAATTATACAGTTATAATAAAATAAAGAATATACTAAGAAATGAACTTTATATAGGAATCTATAATAAACGAGGATTTTATGTTGAAGATTATTGTGAACCTATTATATCAAAAAAACAATTTAAACAAATCCAAAGAATATTAGAAAAAAATAAAAAAACTACTCCTAATAAAAACATACATTATCATATTTTTTCTGGTCTTTTAAAATGTAAGGAGTGTGGTTATACATTAAAGGGTAATTCTAGTAATGTTGGAGAAAAACTTTATTTATCTTATAGATGTTCTACATTCTATCTAAATAAAAACTGTGTACACAATGTAACTCATAATGAAAAACATATAGAAAACTACCTTTTGACTAACTTAAAACCACAATTACATAAACATATGGTGAAATTAGAAGCACAAAATGAAAAAATCAGACAAAATAAAAAATCTAACAAAAAAGATGAAAAGAAGAAAATTATGAAAAAATTAGATAAAATCAAAGATTTATATTTAGAGGATTTGATTGATAAAGAGACTTATAGAAAAGATTATGAAAAATTACAATCTCAACTGGATAATATAACTGAAGAACAGGAGAGTCAAATTATTGATACATCACATATAAAAAAATTCTTAGATATTGATATTAATGAGATGTATAGTGATTTAAGCAGGGTTGAACGCAGACGTTTTTGGTTATCTATAATAGATTATATAGAAATAGATAATGACAAAAACATCACGATTAATTTTATATAA